ACCGCCTATCTTTACGCAGTCAATTCGCTAAAAAAGGCAAGCTATCCCGTGAAAATAGATTTCACTTACCCAAAACCCTCTGCGCCTAGCTGGATTTTGTTTGGTGATATTCCTCGCGGGGCAAACATTTCTGTCGAGGACTTTCCGCAGGGTGTCAAGGGAATGAGATTGTATATTGACAGGAAGGGGATAGACCTTACATCGAGTGTTTATGTATTCCATGATAATCCCGGGATTTACAGGGTATCTGCTGCGTATGTGGACTTGTTGGGTGAAGGTTATCGTTCAGCAGAATATGCTTGCACGATAAAACCCACCTTTGATGGGAAGTGGATAGAAGACGGGACATTATCCATTGCACAAATGGATAGTGCTGTGAGTGAGGCATTGTCGAAGGCTGTCCAGTCAGCGGAGGATATTTTAGACATTGACGATGCTATTGCCGGATTGCAAGAAAGTAACGCTGAAATTACGGCGACACTCATAAATACAAAGAACACACTTGCCTCTCAAATTCGGCAAACGGCAGATTCCATAAATGCCACGGTGGCGAACAAGGAGAAGAACTTGCTTTCCCAGATTTCTGCCCAGGCAGGCCGCATCAGTTCCGTGGTTACTGGACTGAGTAAAAATCCTTCTGAAAGCGGATTCAGTGCCATAACGCAGTTGCAAGACGGGATTAACCTTCGTGTAAAAAAAGATGACATTATCAATCAGATAAACATGACTACCGAAGGGACGAAGATTGACGGCAAATATTTACACGTCACGGGAACGACAAAGTTTGACAATGACGTTATTACGGAGGGCATGATTAAAGCTGGATCTATTACGGCAGACAAATTATCTTCTTCGTTGATTACGTTAGGTGGAGAGCAAGGCATTGCAGGTGGAGCTGTTACGCTTGATGCCAAGGGGTTGACCGTTAGAAACCATGACGGACGTATGACAAAATTTGATGAAAGCGGCATGGCATTTTTTGACCGAAACGGGAATCGTTTTAGTCAACTTGGTCGTATGTTGATTGGAGAAGCCTCTGACGGAGACTATGTAAAGTTTGGTGTGCCGTGGGACATTGTTCCGAATATCATTGTTGTTCCTAAACAGCTTACATTGAATCATCCGGACTTTCCTAAAGGAATTATTGAAACGAGAATAGGGGCAACGGATGTCAGCAGCAATGGCTTTCGTGTTCAGTGTCAATCAATCTTAGGAAAAGGAAGTGCGGAGGGGAACAATATTTTGACATGGAGTGCAATGATTTTACCTGGCAAGGTAAAGCCCCGTCCTTATCCTGCACCTAATTACAAGACTTCTGAGGCCTTAGAGGTTGCTGCAACTCTGCGTTTTTCCAGGGACTTTACATTTTCTAACGACGCTACGGATATAGTTCTCAGTGGAAATGTATTGACCAACATTCGGACGAATCCAAGTGACATAGGGCTTGTCCGGGTGCAAATACTGTACGAGGGCAAGGCAGTCTATGATTTAATCAATTTTATTGATGTAGAGTATAGGCCAGTGGGGCATTTACAATACCATACTTGGGTTTATCGGGGGCTTTGGGATGGAATACTTCCTGTAACTAGGTCTTATTGGCCTTGGAATCTTAACACGGCAATTTCCTTACCAATAAAATTCAATGAAAGTAGGACTGTAACCTTGAAGGTGCTTGGACTTGTAACCACTTCACAGAATAATAACCTTCCTACGCCTATTTACATCAATCTGTTCTCTAATCAGACTGTTGATGCCGACACCGTTCTTTCCCGTGGACAGGCAATGTTCATTGCATCGGAAAATAATTCTTTTTACACGATAACGAGGTGATATAGATGGGATTCCAATATTTAGAACAGCGGGACACACAGGACAAGATTACGAAAGAGGGCGTTGTTTCAAAGAAAACGCCCTTTGCTACTGCGGATAACGCAGGAATATACGATGCCATTGCAGAGAATTTCCGGTTTATCAAGGAAGAACTTGACGGACTTGCGGACACCACGGCGATTTCCGCAATTCGCGAAGAAGTCAAGAAGATGTATGAGGAAATGAAAAACGATGGAAATTTCGGAGAAGTCGCTGCGAAGGCACAGGCAGAAGAGGCACTGAAACAAGCGAAAGCAGCGGCAGAGAGTGCTTCTAAGGCAGCGTCCTCGGAAGCAAGAGTGCAGGAAAGTGTTTTGTCTGCGAAAGGCCTTGTAGACAACGTGAAGTCCGCAGTTGTTGAAACGAGAGCGATGCTTGATACTGTAAAAACAAAGACAAATGAGTTGTCGAACAGTGTTACGAGCGCAAATGAAAGCGTGAAAAGTATTAAATCTGAAGTGGATGCTCTTGGTGCGTCAATGGAAGGTTATGTTAAAAAGGCGACAGACATTGAAAATATGATTCAAAATGGAATCAATAATATAACTTCGCTGAAAGTCGGCGCAGAAGTCGCTGCGGAGAACGCACAGAAAGCACATACACAAACCCTGTCGCTTTCACAGTCTGTCGAAGACAGTCGTAATAAGGTAATGTCCTTGGAGGCCTCTACAAAAGACGCTGAAAAGAATGTGAAGTCCTTGAAGGAAGCGGCCTTTTCTAGTGAAGGCAATGCAAGAGCATGGGCGATTTCCACGGTTTCCCCGGATGGACAAATTGACCTTGATGCAACGAGCGGAAAAACATCATCGTCCAGAACATGGGCGCTTGAATCGAAAAAAGATGCCCTTTCCGCGAAAGAAGCAATTAAGACCATTGAAGGGCTGCAGAAAACCATTGAAACGGCAAGGGATACTGTGTTGAAAGCAGAACAGTCCGCGAAAGCGATTCAATCTACTGTTGATATTGCCATGGGTTCTGCACAGCAAGCACTTGCAGATATTCAGGCAATAAAAAGTACGATTGTAAGTTCAATTACATGGAAGGGCGTTGTCAACACCTTTGCTGACCTACCTACAAACCCTGAAACTGGATGGATGTACTGCATAAAAACCGCAGAAGAAGGCGTTGGTGTTCATGCAGGGGATTACCTTGTATGGAATGGTACTGCATGGGATAACACGGGAACTTTCATCAATTTAGGCGATGTGGTTAGAAAAGGAGACAATGTACAATTTCAGAGTATCAATGGATATACAACTCCGGAGGGGACGGGAACATTTGTTGTTCGTAGTCCTTCCGGGAGGATTCAACTGGGAAACGATGTTATGCTGGGAGAAAATGACGATGAAATATACGTGCAAGCTTTTGGCGGCAAACTTGCTTTTTCAAATGCAGCAGGCGAGGAAGTAACACTAAATGCCAAAGTTTCCTATGTGGACTATGCAAAGACAGCGAGCCTTCTCAGTGGAAAATCATTGAATGACATAGGTAATATCATTGCAGAAGCACAAAGGAAAGTTGAAGGAGATTTGACTACTCATCGACGTTCATTTGACCATCCGGATGGCAGCGTTACAACGGCAAAACTTGCTGACGGCGCAGTAACGGAAGATAAGATCTCGTTTACGGCAAATGATATTAACGTGTATACAAAAGAAGAAACAAATGACATTGCAGGAAAGAAACTTGATAAAACAGGAGGAACCATATCAGGGCAATTAACTGTACAGTCGGTCGTATCTGAACGAGGAATTACAACAAACGATGGGTTTTATTTGAAGAACACGGGGTGGAACGTAACAGACGATGGTGCAATACAGGCAGTCAATGGAGCTTCCATTAAAACCACGGGAAAGGTAATTGCAAACCAAGGATTTCAAGGGGATATCACTGGTACCGCAGACTTTGCCCTGAAAATCAAGGGGAACAAGATTGCCTTTGAAAATGGCACGGAGATATGGGTGGAGTAATGGAATTAAAGGTCAAGAACACTCAAGGAGAAACACAGTCTTGTACGTTGTATTCCACGAAAGAGGAAGCAGGCTCCCCTGCATTGTCCGTGCCTGTTAATGGCGTTCCGCATTATGCAGTTTTAGGCACGACGGACAGTGCAGAAGCAACGGGACTTCGTGTGAAGAACACGGAAGGAAAGGTGTTTGCCGTGCTGAAAGGGGTGGAGGCTGTAAACGGCAATACACAGATAAGGAAGAAGGGAATATTCAAGGTTCCATCGGGAGTAAGAGCGGTAAGGTTAATGTTCCGTGGCGCAAGTCGGCCTACATGGACAAAGTATGTTGGGGTTGAAGCAAGGAAGGAGTACAGTGTTTCCGTTCGCCTTTGGTTCTATGACCTCGCACAGGAGGTATCTGGTGTAGAGGTTGTATTTGGAAAGTATCAGTTCAGAGAAATCCACGGGGGTGATCCGGTAGGAGTTCCTATAGAAAAGGGCAATCTTGTTCGTATTCTTTGGTCAAAGGAAGTCAACAATCATACCCTTGACGGGATTGCTTAAAGGGAGGGAGATAACATGTTTGACATTGACAAAATGAAGGTCGTATACAAGTACGACAAGGAAGGTGTCCTTTGTGGGACAATTATTCTCGATGAGGGAGACAGGGACAGTGTTACGGGAAAGTGGGCGTATCCCCCGTATACTACTCCGGTAATGCCTCCTCCTACAAGGAAAGGTCATTGCCTTGTATGGAGGTTCGGTGTATGGTCGTATAAACCCTATGAACCAAAGATCGTTCTTTCGGAGAGAGCGCAGATTGACAAGGAGTACAAGGAGGCGCAGGAGAATTGCGCAAAGAACCTTTCCCTTGCATATCTTCGTGGGGATGAGGCTGCCATTGAGGGAATTCGTTCCGAGTTCAGGGAAATTCAGCAAATGTACAATGAAATGGTAGGGGAGTGATAGCATGAAGTGGAAATTTTTCAAGATTCCGAAACGCTGCCCGTATTGCGCACACAAGGTAAATGCACAAGGGCAGTGCAAAAACCCTGAGTGCATTATCGGGTACGTTCCCGACAAGCCGAAGAAGAAAGAGGAAGAATCCGTTTGAACGATGAGCAGATTTTAAGATTCCTGGACAAACTCAATGAAGTATCTGAACGACTTGCGAGGGTGGAAACTATGCTGAGACAGAGAAGCGTTGAAATGGAAAATGTGTCGAACACTCTTGCCCGACATGACGAGAGATTAACGCAACTGGAAAACAACAAGGCGGCTTTCCTGGGGATAAAGAATCTCATTGCATGGGGAATCACGGTCGCTATTGCGGTATGGGGGCTGATGAGATGACCTGGAAGAAACGTGTAACAACGTTTGGACATTGGGCAGAAGACAATTACATGCTATTGGTTTATGCGGCAGGGGCAATGATATTGCCCCTGCTGTTTATTTTGGCGTTTTCCTTGTTGTACGGATATTGGAGCAATGGATTATGGGGGACGCACTTTGAACTTTCCGTAGGATTCAGCGGTGTTACCGTGTTGGCTACGGCAACGGCTACAGTATACGGCATAGCAAGGCAAGGGAATGTCAAGTATGACATTGACAGTAAATTGAACAGTGAGCAAGGAAAGGCTCCAACAAGAGGACAGGTGATGTGAAATGAAGTACGGTATTGATGTAAGTGAAAACAACGGTCGTGTCGATTGGCAGGCAGTAAAAGATGCAGGATATGAATTTGCCATCGTAAGGAGTTCTTACGGCAAGGCAGGGAAGGACGAGAGATTCCTTGAGAATGTCAATGGTGCCCATGCAGTAGGGCTTCTTGTCGGAGCATATCATTATTCCTATGGTCTTTCCGTCGAAGATGCACGGTTGGAGGCAGAGAATTGCAAGTCGGTCATTGAAGAGGCGGGAATTCTCCTTGAACTGCCCGTGTTCTTTGACATGGAGGACGCTGACGGATACAAAAGTCGCCATGGCTTTGCCTTTGACCCCAATGAGATTACGGAGATGTGCCGTGCATTTATTGACGGGCTTTCCCCTCTCAATTGCGGGGTGTACGCGAGTTACAGTTGGTTCTGCGACTATATCGATTGGCAGTCTCTTGGATGCAGCGTATGGAATGCACAGTGGTCGAACGAAGACGATCTTAAGGGCTATATGTGGCAAACAAGGGATAACGCCTGCATTAACGGTCGTTACTTTGATGAAAATATTTTGTACGAGGAGTGAGGTGAATGAACCGTGAGAAGGTTATTGCCTGTTTTGTTGTTCTTGCTCTTGTCGTGGCAGGGTTGTGGCTATTGTTCCGAGACATTAGAGCCGACAACAATAACAATATCGAACGAGGATTTCAACGAACTGAACAACAGCTTGATTCAGTCGAAAGAAGCATTGCAAACAGCAAGAGAACAGCTGAACGCATCGAATCAGGCATTGCGGACAGCGAAAGAACAATTGAGCGTATCGAACATGACGTTGACCGAGCAAGAGAAGACGCTGAACGAATCAAGGAATCAAATAGAGGAATTGAAACAGCAATTGAATCGGCAGAAGAAGGAAATCGAAACGCTGAAAACGCAATTGAACGAAGCATCGAGCGGATTGACGACTGCCAACGAATACTTGAAAAATACAAAGAAGGACGTTGAAGCCTCTATAAAAGAGCATGAGCGCACGGAAAAGTCACTGCGCAATCAAGTGAATCTATGGCGAATCGTTGCTCTCATTGTAGGCATTGGAGCCGCTGTAAAATAACATGAAAAGGCACGGGAGAAAATCCTGTGCCTTTATTTTTTTGTCTATTGACGAACATTGTTTTTTGTGATAGTCTATAAAACGTCAAAGGACGTAACAAAGAATGTCAAATGAGTTTGTGTAGGAGGTCATATGAAAAATTTTATTGACACGGTTTTGCGCAGCATTGGGGCGGTTTTCGTCGCTTCGTGCATCCTTCGGATTGCTGGGGGAAACATTACTATCATTGAATTCATCATTGCGGCAGAAAAGCAGACTTAAGCAATGCAGATTTGCACGAAGTAAACTTGAATTATGCAAACTTACATGGAATAAACTTGAGCGGAGCAGATTTAAGTCATGCAAATTTACATGGAGCAATCCTGAGCAATGCAAACCTGAGCGGAGCAAGCTTGGGCGACGCAGACCTGGAATGGACAAACTTAAGCGAGGCGAATTTGCATGGAGCAGACTTGCGTGAGAACCAAAGATCTAAGGCAGACTTGCGTAAGGCAGACTTGTGTGAAGCAAACCTGTGTGGGGCAAACCTGTACGGAGCAGACCTGCATGGGGCATACTTGAGCCAGAAAATTGTACAAGTCGGGCCTATCGGTAGTCGCAATGACTACACGGTTTATCGTGTGGACGAGGATATTGTTCAATGCGGATGCTGGCAAGGTTATGATGGGGGATCGCTTGCGGAGTTTGAAGCGCGAGTTGAAAAGGTCTATCCCGAGAGCAACACAGATGGCAGGAGATTCCGCAGTGAATACCTTGCGGTAATAGCGATGTTCCGGACATTGCGAGAGGATTATCTCAGGGAGGTGCGAGATGGCAATGAAGCCAATATTGGATGCGTGCTGCGGAAGTAGAATGTTTTGGTTTGACAAGCAAAATCCACACGTTGAGTTTTGTGATAAACGGCAAGTTCCACGACACGAATTTTATCCAAGATGTGTTTTATGAAAATGCCGGAGGAGAGATATGATAACCAAAGGTTATTTCTAGGAGGAATAGAGTGCGAACAGGATTGACGTTGGGAAGTTTATTTGACGGTATTGGCGGGTGGCTTGTATCTGCCGTTGATTGCGGTATTGAACCGCTGTGGTCAAGCGAGATTGAGAAGTTTCCCTTGACCGTTACGAAACATCATTTCCCTGATGTGAAGCAAGTCGGAGACATAAGGAATCTGGACGGGGGGGTACTGCCTCCTGTAGATATTATTTGCATGGGATCGCCGTGTCAAAATTTATCACTAGCAGGAAAAAGAGAGGGTTTGGATGGGAAACAAAGCGGATTATTCAGAGAAGCAACACGAATTATACACGAAATGCGAAAAGCGACAGACGGCAAATACCCCCGATTCGTGGTGTGGGAGAACGTGCCGGGCGCGTTTAGCAGCAACAAAGGAATGGACTTTCGAGTTGTGCTCCAAGAAATCGGACAAACCGAGATTCCAATGCCTCAAAATGGTAAATGGGCGAACGCAGGAATGGCAGAACTGCCTCAGTGTGAAATTGCATGGTGCGTCCTCGATGCTCAATATTGGGGAGTACCCCAACGTCGTCGTCGAATCTTTCTTGTCGCGGATTTTGCAGCCGACGGAAGATGTGCCGCAGAAATACTATTTGAGCCAGAAAGCATGTCTGGGCATCCTGCGGAGAGCGAAAGCCAGAGGGAAGGAACTGCCGAAAGAACTGAAAGAAGCATTGGAGCGACAGGCGAAGGTCATGTGAACTCCTTGTGTTTTAACATCTGCTCTTATGCATCCAATTCTATGAAATCTGATAATCCGTATAGCGGAGTATACGAGACAGACAAGACGAGAACACTAGACTTGAACGGTGGTAATCCTGCATGTAATCAAGGCGGCACTATGATTGTGACGGCCGGATTCAAAGCTGGTCAAAGTGCAAGAGGAAGCCTGGGGTATGCCATGGAAACAGTATCTTGCTTGGCATCACAATGTAGCGGAGGCGAGCCTACGATAGCCT